ATCTAGTATTGATAAATTTAAAGCAGCAAACAAAGCAGCAGAAGAAAGAAGAAAATCAATGGGTGCTGGTATGAAAAAAGTTTCAGAAGGACCATCACTATTTGGTTTTAGATTCGAAAAACCCTTGTTTAAATCTGGCGGATCTGTTATGGCTAAATGCAAATTAGGTAGAAATAAGAAAACTAAAATTTACTAATGGCTGAAATCGATAAAGCAATTGAGACGGAGTCGGAAACTCCTGAGACAGAAGAAGTAGATATCGAGTTAGAAGAAACGACTGAAGACGGTCCAGTAAAACTGGATGACGCTATGTCTGAACAAGAAGACTTCTACAAGAATCTTGCGGAAGATATGTCTGATGATGTTCTACAAAGAATGTCGAATGAATTGCTTGACGATTATAAAAAGGATAGGATCTCACGTAAGGATTGGGAAACATCTTATACAAATAATTTAGATCTCCTAGGTATTAAGCATACAGAGATGACGAGACCGTTTAAAGGTTCGGCATCCGTGACCCATCCACTTTTATCCGAGGCTGTTACACAATTTCAAGCACAGGCTTATAAAGAATTACTTCCATCATCGGGACCCGTAAGAACTAGAGTTCTTGGAATGGAAGATTCTCAAAAAGTAGATCAAGCACAAAGAGTTCAAGACTTTATGAACTACATGATCACTGAAGAGATGGAAGAGTATACTCCAGAGTTTGATCAGTTATTATTTTATTTAGCTCTAGCTGGCTCTGCATTCAAAAAAGTTTACTATGATGATGTGATGCAAAGAGCAGTATCTAAATTTATACCTGCAGAAGATTTGGTTGTACCGTATTATGCAACCGACTTAATGGATTGTGAAAGAATTACTCATGTATTGAAAATGGGTGAGAATGAAATTCTTAAAAAACAACAAGCAGGATTTTATAGAGATGTAGAATTAAAACCTACATCAAAAGGACCATCAGAAATAGAAAAGAAATACCAAGAATTAGAAGGAGTAACACCTTCGAATGACAAACAATATTCTTATCAAATATTAGAAATGCATGTCGATTTAAATTTAGAAGAATTTGAAATGCAGAATCCAGAGAAACAAGTAAAAGTTCCATACATTGTAACTATTGATGAAGGAAGTGGAGAAGTTTTATCTATCTATCGTAACTATGATATGATGGATGAGACCAAAAAAAGAAAAGAATACTTTGTACATTTTAAATTTTTACCAGGATTAGGTTTTTATGGCTTTGGTTTAACTCACATGATTGGTGGATTAAGCAGAACAGCTACACAATCTTTAAGACAATTACTTGATGCAGGAACATTATCGAATTTACCTGCAGGATTTAAGTCTAGAGGTATAAGAATTAGAGATGATGATCAACCATTTCAGCCAGGAGAGTTTAGAGATGTCGATGCACCTGGTGGAAATATCAAAGATCAGTTCCAAATTTTACCATTTAAAGAACCATCAGCTACATTATACCAATTAATGGGCTTTGTTGTCCAAGCAGGACAGAAATTTGCAGCAATTACCAACATGGATACCGGTAATGACATGCAAAATAGAGCTGTAGGTACGACTGTGTCCTTATTAGAACGTGGTTCGAGAGTCATGAGTGCTATTCACAAGCGATGTTACTACTCAATGAGAAGAGAATTTAGACTTTTAGCTAAAGTTTTTGGTACATACTTACCACCAATCTACCCATATTCAGTATATGGCGCAGATCAAGCAGTTAAACAAACTGATTTTGACGATCGAGTCGATGTAATTCCAGTTGCAGACCCAAATATCATGAGTATGGCGCAAAGAGTAACGTTAGCTAATGAGAATTTGAAGATTGCAATGTCAAATCCGATGATGCACAACTTAAGAGAGGCATATCGAAGAGTATATGAAGCATTGGGGACTCAAGATATCGATCAATTGCTAATTCCACAAGAAAGACCAATGCCAAAAGACCCTGCAACCGAGAATATGGAAGCGATTATGCAAAAACCACTAAAAGCTTTTCCAACTCAAGACCATCAAGCACATATTGCAGCGCATAGAGCATTTATGTCTACAAGAATGGTGCAGATTAACCCACAAGTTTATGCAGCATTACAATCTCACATCTCTGAGCACGTTTCTATGTTAGCTCAAGGTGAAGTAGGTGCTCAAATACAAAATGATCCTATGATGCAACAGATGTTACAGTCTGATCCAGAAGGAGCAGAGATAAAAATAGCATCTATGATAGCAAACAGAGTTGCTCAATTAACAATGGAGCTTGCACAATCTGAAGCTATGGGTCAACAACAAGATCCACTAGTTGCATTGAAACAAAGAGAATTAGATTTAAGAGCGATGGATTTACAACGTAAGTCTGAAGAGTCTATGATGAACATGGAAATAAAAGAAAATGAAATTGAAGAGAAATTAGATTTAGAGAAAATGAAATTAGAAAACAATGAAGATCAAGCAGCTGAAAGAATTAGAGTTGCTGAAGAAAAATTAGAAATAGCAAGAGCTAAAAATAGAGGAGGCAAAAAATAATGCCACTTACAGCTAAAGGTAAAAAACTAAAGAAAAAATTTGAAGAACAGTATGGAAAGAAAAAAGGTCAGTCTGTTTTTTATGCTATGGAAAATTCTGGAAAGCTTAAAAAAGTTGTAAAAGCTAAAGGCGGTATGGACGCTTCTCAATCAGACTTTGGAGGAGGTTCTAAATCATCAGTTAGTGGACAAGGAAGAGATACAGATTTTCAACAACGTGGAATGAGTAAAACTGATTATGCAAAGTCTACGAAGACTCAAAATTTTGGTGGAAGACAAAGTAAAATAGGACCCGTAGTTAAAGATGTCCCTTTTAAAAAACCATTAAGTGGTACTCAAAGTTTTATGTTAGGTTTAGCAATACCTGGTTTAGGGACAGCAATTAATTTTGGAGCTAAACAACAGTATAAAAGCAGACAAAAATTTGCAAAAAAAGAAGGGCTGTATAGAGACGTTTATAAAACCACTGGTAAAGTTTTACAACCTAATGCCCCAGCTGGTAAAGATTATTTAAAGAGTGCAGGATTTGGTAAAAACAAAGTAGCTCCATTTGTAGGTAATGATAAGGATCCTATTATACCTATTTCTACAACAACTAAACCAATAGACCCTAATTTAGTAAATCCTAAAGATAACTTTTTTAATTTTGTAGCTTATAAAGTTGGAGGATTATCTGGTGGAGTAAGTTATGGCCCACCACCAAAAAGAGGACCAAACTCTCAAGTACCTCCAGTTAAAATGAAAAAAGGGGGATATAAAAAATAATGTGGTTCAAAGCAATATCTTTAGCTGTGAAAGCTGGTTCGCATATTTATCAGAATCGTCAGAAGACTAAAATGTTAATGTCAGATGCACAAATGCATCATGCAGAAAAGATGGCTCGTGGAGAAAGTGAGTACCAAGGCAAATTACTTGAATCGAGAAATTCGGACTGGAAAGACGAATTCATTTTATTATTGCTCTCGGCTCCTATAGTAATGCTTTCTTGGGCAGTATTTTCTGATGATCCAAGTGCAATGGAGAAGATGCAATTATTCTTTGAATATTTTTCACAACTTCCTTTTTGGTACCAGACAATTTTCGTGGGCGTCATAGCTAGCGTTTACGGACTTAAAGCTACAGATTTAATTAAGAGGAAATAATGATTAAAAATTTTAAAGATATTGTAATATTATTAATCACAGCAGGTGTTTTAATTTTATTAGGAGTTATTATTATTGGAGACTATTGGGTAGCTGTTGAAGAAAATAGACCGGTAGATGATAGTATAATAGTTCTTATGAAAATGTCAGTTACCGGATTGATTGGTGTTATTGGTGGATATATTGGAGGAAGTAAAAGCTAATGTGGAATTGGATTAAAAAAATTATCAACAAAAAAATTAATGATAATGAGAGAAAAGAGTTAACTAAAAAAATTGAACAAAAATATTCAAAATTATCTAAAGGTGACCTTAAAAAACTACAGACACAAGGGATAATTAAATCTATTTACAAACCTTATAATTAATATATAAAAACCCCATGATTAAAGGGGACAGCACAGAATACGAAATCCTAAAAGAAGCGTGTGAATCTTTAGAGGATAACAATTTATTTACAATTGAAATAGGCGTGAGACAAGGGGCGGGAACCAAGATTATTTTAGATACACTAAAAGATAAAAATCATTGGCACCTTGGAGTTGATCCATACGGTAATTTAAACTATGAACACTACGATGATTC